GTATCAGGTCTCTCACCTTCTTTAATATAGTACTTAAAGAATACATTAATATTATCTAGATACTTCTGTACAACCTCTGATTCACAGAGAATATTAGTAGCTGTAATACCATTATACTGTACTTTTGGATAATAGTCAAATACTGACATTAGTCATAACCTGCGATTGGGCTAGAGTTCATTACCTGGCTTCCGAAATTACCATCTGAAGAGCGTGAAGGAGAAGTAACTAATGAAGTTGAAACTCCTCCAGAACCTGTTTGTTTTCCTAAACCGTTAAAATCATCTCTAGTCTGGATATTAATTTCCTGGAACGAGAGAGAAAGATCTATAGCAACTGGTTGACCGTCTTTATAGAATGCAAGAGGACCTGTTCCCCCTCCATTTATTTGCATACCAGTAATAAATGAATCTCTTACGTTAGGAGCAATAGCATCATTAATATTAGTAAATTCTACAGAAGCCAAATATGGATATTCAAGAGCAAATCCACCTGCAGCTAACTGAGGATGCATCAGAGATTTTAATGTGGTAATAATTGAATTAAGTGTCTTTGCTTCTGCAGCTGATTGGGGTGCTAATTTCCAAGTAAATTGATATGTCTTAAGTTTGACACCTTCAAAGATTGTAGTTAAGTGAGGGTTTCTCACTACACCTGCAGTTGCTTGAGCAAGTCGACTTATTCCTGTATCTGAAATACCAGGAGTCAATGCAAGTGCTTGAAGAGTAATCTCTCCCATCTTAGAAATAGCAGATTGCCCACCTTTTAAATCTTTAACAATTTCTTCTGTTGCAGATTTACCTGCTTGTAGCGTTTGAGCAAAATCGTTACCTAGCAAATCCATAGCAGGATTTGCTACTTCTATATTAAATGAGTCTTGAAGTGCTACTGGTAAAGGTAAAACTATAACATTATCCATAGTAATCTGGACAGGTGATCCAGGCTTAGGTCTGCTATATTTTCTTAAAGCAATTCTTGTGCGAAAATCAGATTGCTTTGCTGGAAAAGATAAAGTAGAAGTCATTCTTGCCCCTATAAATATTTAAATTATTTATGTGGTTTATCGACAATATGGCTTACAAAGGCAAATTTAGACCTAAACACCCTGAAAAGTATAGGGGTAATCCAACTAACATTATCTATAGAAGTTTATGGGAGCTTAGATTCATGAGATATCTAGATCAGCATCCTAATATTGTACAATGGGCTTCAGAAGAAGTAATTATACCTTATATTAGCCCACTAGATAATAAGATTCATAGATATTTTCCTGACTTCTGGGTAAGAACTAAAGCTCCAGATGGCACCATAAATACTTTACTGATAGAAATTAAGCCGAACAAGCAAACAAAAGCACCAGTTAAACCTGACAAAGTAACTAGAAGGTATATTAACGAGGTGCGTACTTACGGTATAAACACTGCTAAATGGAAAGCTGCGCAGCAATTTTGTGAAGATAGAAGATGGCAGTTTAAAGTATTAACAGAGAAAGAACTAGGGTTAGATAAAGCATAATGCCTGAAGCTAATACAGCAACACAGCGTACTGGTATTTTTACCAACCTTGTGCAAAATAAAAGAACTGCAGATGGTGTAACTGGTATTCTCAAACCAGGCTCTATGGAAACTAGAGAATGGTTTAGAGAGAAAGCACAGGAAGTAAGAACTGTTCGAGTAGAGAGTATTATTAGAAAGAATCCTCTTTATAACAGAACTCAGATTAGACCTGGTTTTATGTATCTCTTCCAATATGATCCTAAAATGAAGGAAGAGTTACCTTACTACGATAGGTTTCCTCTAGTATTTCCTTTTAAGGCAGAGGAAGGTGGATTCTTGGCAATGAATCTACATTACATTCCTCATCTTTATAGAGCAAAGTTAATGGATAGTCTCTATGATTTAACTAGCAATTCAAAGTATAATGAGACTACTAGGTTGCGTGCATCATATGAGCTTCTTAACTCTGCTGCACGTTATAAATATTTTAAACCTTGTGTTAAGAGATATTTGAATTCACACGTTCAAAGCAAGTTTCTTCTTATACCTGCTGATGAATGGGATATAGCATTATTCTTACCACTTGAAAGATTTGCTAAGAAAAGTAAAACGCAAGTTCATAGAGATTCAAGAGTGTTTATAAATGGCATTTAACATTAATGATATGATAAGCACTGTAAATAGTGTAGGTGGCTTAACTAAAGCTTCAAAGTTTTTAGTTCGTATTACTCCACCTTCGACTATAAAAGGTGATAGAGTATTTGAATTTCTTTGTGAATCAGCAACATTGCCTGGTCTATCATACCAGACTGATGAATTAAGAATGGCTGGTTATGGTAATGTTAATAAAGTACCTTACGCGCCAATCTTTCAGGACGTCCCTCTTTCTTTCTACTGTGATTCAGATGGAAGAGTGTTAAAGTTCTTCCATACTTGGATGCAATCTATTTTTAACTGGAATGAAGGTACACCACCTCAAGGTAGCTCTTCTACTGGTCTCGCTTCTAATTCCTTAGCTTACCCTAAAGAGTATTTTGGTATCGTAGAAATCATTCATTATGATGATACAGGTAATCTAGCAACAAAAAGTAACTCTTCTAATCTTATGAACAAAGAGAGAAGCTCAGTAAGTAAGCAACCAGGTAGTTCAAAAAATCCTGCGCCTGCCAAAGAACAAGGTATTATTAAGTATACTTTAAATGAAGCGTATCCTATTAGTATAGGTGATGTTCAGATGGCATGGGGTATGGATGATACCCTTGTAAGAATACCAGTTACATTTAGCTACAAGTATTGGAACTCTCAGACACTTGATCAAGGAACAGTTAATAGTAGATCTTCTGCAAGATCTAATGCTGTTAATTATACTCAAACTAGAGTTGATCAAAACGTGAATGATGTAAGAGAGATCCTTAATATAACTTCTCCAATCTATATCCAGAGACAGGTAAATATATTCTCTGCACTTTTATCATTATTTTAATATAAGGACTATTTGAAATGGCACTACCTAAGATAAAGCATCCGACATATGCTATTACTATCCCTTCCACTAAGCAACAGGTAAATATTAGACCATTTACTGTTCAAGAAGAAAAACTTCTTATGATGGCTAAGTCTTCTGAAAGCTCAGAAGATATTATTACCGCTGTTAAACAGATTATACGTAATAGTGTTGTAGAAGTTATTGATGTTGATAAACTTGCAACATTTGATATTGAGTATATCTTCTTAAAGCTAAGAGCAAAGTCTGTCGGTGAACTCGTAGATCTAGAATATACTGTACCTGAGACAGAAGAAACAATTAAATTTAAGATTAACCTAGATGATATTCAGGTTAAGTTCAACCCTGACCATAAGAATAAATTTATTATTAATGGTGAGATTGGTTTGCAGATGAGATATCCTACTCTTAATGAAATTAAGACTATTGAAAGTAGTGATAATCAAGAACAAGCTATTTTAGAAGTGTTATTTAAGTGCATCGATAAGATCTTCGATAATGACAATGTTTATGATGAATTTAGTGATGAAGAACTAGATGAGTTTGTTAATAGCCTTCCTATGGAAAGCATGATGAAAATTAGAGACTTCTTTGAAACTATGCCATCAGTTGAGCATGAAGTTAAGCTTAAAAGTAAAGATGGTAAGAAGATTAGCGTTGTTCTGAAAGGTCTCAACAATTTTTTTACATAACGACCGGATATAGCAATATTGCGGTCTATTATAATACACTCTTCTCTTTAGTCCAACACCATAAATACTCATTGACAGAAGTGTATGAGATGTATCCTTATGAACGTGACCTTTTCTTAGAATTATTGATTAAGCATCTCAAAGAAGTAGAAGAAGAAAGAAAGAAAAGAGCTTCTTAATGGCTAAGAAAAAGGTAATTGCTGGTGTAATAGGTAATACAACTTATTACTTTAATGATAAAGGCAGAATTATAGATGACAAAGGTCAATTTGCACCAGCATCTATTGCTAATGCCTTGATGGCAGGAATAACTCCTGCTCCAGCACCTACTCAAGCTGCTTCTAGTCCAGCTGCTACACCAGCAGCTCCTGCACAAAAACAAGCAGCTCCTTCTACTCCTCAATCTCAACAAGCAAAACAAGCACCTGCAAAACCAAGTGAAGTATCTAAACTTGCTCAGAAAATTGCAGGAACCCCTGGAGCTTCAGTTGCTGGTGTTGCAGGTACTGTAGGTAGCGCTATTAAAGAGCAAACAATTGGAAGCGCATTTTCCTTAAAGGGAATGGCTAATGCTATGAGTGAATCTCTTGGATTAAAGGGGTTAGGACTCGCATTAGGTAATATTACTGGCGGTAAAGGCGATAGAGGTGCTAGTGTCCAGGCTAAGCAAACTGACACGCTGTTAAGCATCTTAGAAGTTACTAAAGATAATAAAGAAGTGCTTTTAGGCATTTTGGATGCTATTAAAGGTAATGCTGCTCAAAATATTGAAGCTCAAAGAGAAGCTGCTGCAGTTCCAGGGCCTGAAGGTAATCAGGGCGCAGGTAAAGAA